CGGGACCCCTGTAAAAACCTGAAGTGATGAATCACATCAAGTTGATAACTTGTACTCTTCTGTAGTACATGTTTGAACCAGCGGTGAGAGTCTCGCCATCGGGGGTGCCGTTGTACTGACCGTTGGTGGTGACGAATGGGTTCGATACCATGCCGTAACGAGTCTTGAAGCCAATCTTGGGCTGGAAGGTGTTAGGATCGATAGAACGAACCATCTGGAGGGGAACATATGGGCAGTAGAATAGACCTGCGTCATATGGTGAAGTACCCTTATAACCGATAACATAGTAGTGCTTATCGGAAAGGTTAGCAGCATAAGGATCAACATAGACCTTGATGCGACCGTTGATGGTGCCAACTGCGAGGTTGCCAGTGTCATCAACGCCACCGATGGAAGGACCACCAGCACCGTTAAGACCTGAAGAGTAGTCGAGTACACCAGCCATTGCGAGTGCAGAAGCAACGTCAGCTGAACAGATCAGGAAGTTGCCCTTTCCTCTACGAGTCTCTTGTGCGATTGCGTTAGCGTCGCGCTCGATTTGGAAGAGAAGACCTTTGAACTTCTCAACTGACCAACGACCGTTGGAGTCAACGTCGAGGTCGAAGATGCCTTGGTTAGCAACGTTGTTGAGAGCACCTTTCTTTGCAACGGTGTAGACGGTACGAACGACTTCACGGTTGATTTCTGCGAGAACTTCGCTGGACAGAATGTTAGCGAGTTCTTGCTCTGCATCAAGACCATGGATCGCCTTGAGGTCTTGTGCGAGTTCTAGGGTGTACTCTGCTTTGAGTGCTCTGGACTTCGCGGTTACCGAGGTCTTCTCGATGCTGAATGACATCTCGCGGAAGAGTCTGTTCGACTCACCCATGCGCTCTAGATCTTCGCGGCTCATACCACGACCTACTTCATATGCGTTAGCAGCAGGGTTTGCGTCGTTGAGGAGAGCAGGGTTGTTGCCTTCAGAATCGCCACCAACACCAGCACCAGTTCTAGGTGTGTAAGCGCCAGCAGTTGCATCGTAACCAGCGGTGAATCCAGTGTCAGGCTCATTGAAGAGTGCCTCTTCGCCTTGTAGACCTTCGTAGCGTGAACGCATTGCGAAGATTAGTCCAGTAGGACCTGACATTGGTTGAACGCCACAAACGTCATATGCCATTAGGTTAGGCATTGCACGACGGACGAGGCTGATTAGAACGGGATCGAAACCAGCAAGTCCAGTTGCGTTATTTGCGCTGTTGCCGAGAGGTGCGCCAGAACCTAGTCCACCAGAGGTAGATAGTGAGTTGACTGCAACTTCGTTTAGCATTCCACGCTCTTCGCGTAGGAATCTTTCTTGGTTTTCCAGGAGAACAGAGGTAACGGCCTTCTTATAACGGTCAGTGATAGGTGTAGCACCTTCGTGACCTAGAACAGGCGACCACTTTTCCTGGAGTCTTTCTGCGTTAAACATTTGTAACTCCGAGTGTTTTTAGAAAAGGGATTTATATTATCAGGAATTCCAGCGGTTGATTGCGTTGAGGTAAGCCGCCATTGCTGGGGATACTGCCTCGCCTTCTACTGGGGTTTCATCGGTAACTTCTGCCTTTGGAGCAGAACCTGATGGGAAGTATGACTCGCGGAGAGTTTTTAGTTTCTCTGCGAACTTCTCTTCTGTTTCAAACTCTACGCCTTCAGCGAGAGAAGCTAGTTTGTCTTTTTGAGTATCTGCCAGACCTTCCGAAACTACGTTCAGAATTACAGTTTTTGCAGTCTCATCGAGACGACCTTGAAGTTTCACATTTGCTTTGACCTGTTCGTCAAGGCGTTCCTCCATCTTACGAAGATCTTCAGTCAGACCCTCAACGACATCAACTTTGTCGTCAGGGATATTAATGTAATGCTCTTGGAAGAGATTCTTGAGTCCAGCAATGAAATCTTCAGTGATCTCATTACGGATGCCGCGATCGACTGCGACTTGGTTCTCTTCTAACCATGCGCTGATAGCATACTTAACGGTGCCACCAACTTCTTCAGCAAGCTCTTTTTTAACTGCAGAGACTTGCTCATCGAGGCGTGCTGCGAAAGTCTCTTCTAGTTTTGTCCACTCTTCAGAGAGTTTAGACTTAACTGCAGCCTCAAAGATTGTTGTTGCTTTTTCTTTGAACTCTTCGGAGAGTTCTGTACCTTCTGTCAGCGCAGCAACGTCTGCTGACATATCTAGGGACTCAAATGAGGGTTTGATAGGATAAGCAACATCAGGACCAGTGCTGGTTCCGTATGCTACTTCTGTACCAACATGTGGTTGGGCATTCATACCAGTTGACTCACCAGCTCTTTGCTGGGGATCTCCACTAACTGGTTTAACAGGAGCAGCTGCTTTAGCACCAGGATTGTCTTCGCCTTCTTCGTTTCCGTCTGGGCGAGGACCACCATTGTCGGTGATCGACTGCTGTGCGCCATAACCGTTTACAGCGTCAGTGCCGATAGAACCTTTGCCATCTGCACTGCCACCTTTGGAGTTTACTTCTGTCTTTGATTGACCAGAAGCATTATACGAACCACCACCAGGAATAACGGATGCGGAAACAGTAGGCATAGGATCGCCAGCTTCTACAACCAGACCTGATTCGGTTACAAACTCCTCAAATTTTTCTTTTAACATATCTGACATTTGAGTTTCCCCGTAAATTTCTGATAATTATTCTATGATTATTTATTAATATTAGAGATTTGAGAGGAAGTGCTCAAACACCTGTAGTGTTCTTGCTTCCAGCTCTCTTCTCGATGATTCATTAATGTGTCTTTGATATTTAGCAACAGTTTTCTCCTGGAGAATACCGTTGTCCCATACCCATTCCTTACCTTCCATGATGCCATTAACAAATGCATCAGGTGCTGAAGGATCTGCTACGATATCTGCTGCGGTAGCAAGCATGAAATCATCCATGACATAGTTAGCATGTTCTTGGCGATCAATACTACCCATACCACGGGAAGAAACTCCTAGTTTTACACCTTCTTCCAGCAGAGATTTTGCAATGTTTCCCATTGGTGTAGCAAGAATCTGTGCCTTACCAATAAAGTTATTGCCTTCTGCTCTCAAAGATGTAATTCTATGTGAGACACGATCGAGGTTCACAGTAGGACCATCGGGATGACCAAGCTCTCCTAGAGCACGTCCAGTTCTGACATACTCTTCGTTATAACGATTGACTTCTTTTTCAAGAACCTTGAAAGGATAGATTCTACCGTTACGATTTTTGATTTCGGACTGTAAGAATACACCCTCAATGTAGAGGTTCTTCTTACCATCCTTCTCCTCGGTGAGGATCTGGATATCTTCGATGTTTTCTGTGATGAGTTTCATTCTTCTTCTGATGGTTCTTCAGTAGGTTCATCAAAATATGTTGACGCTACTGTTTGTTTATATGAATCGATAACGTCAGAAGCCTTTGAATATAGATAATCGTTAATTTTATCTAGTGCTTCTCCGCGCTTCTTGTCAGCAATCAAGTCAACAATGTTTAACAATTCAGGCTCTAATGGCGTATCCATAACTTAAAATTATCCGTAGATATAATTTATTTATTAGACTTTGGTTTTGCGGCAGCAGGAGCGGGCTTGAGTTTTTCCAGTTCCTTTGCTTTTTCCAACTCGCGATCCGCAGAATCTGATGCTTGCTGCGCCGTAATTTCTGGTTGATAAGCAGAGTTCTGTTTGTCCATCATGTCTAGAGTATTAACATCAACAGGATCAATTGCCATGCCAGAATCAATATCCGAACGCATTTGCTTGTCGATCTCTTTGTACTCTTTTTCGGTTTGCATAAGAACTTGACGACGGATAAACTCTGAAGAGAAATACTTCCCAACAAAAGGATCCATTTGTGTAACCAGAGTGACGCGCTGCATCATAAGCTCTTGTTGCTTTAGTTCATTGAAATGAT